GTTTTCCACATGCACAGAATGAGATAAGGTTTCTCACACTGTGACCAGGCGCTAATAAGACCAATCCCGCCAATAGGATTGGAATCTCTCATATCTAAGTTCACCAGAGAGCTGGATGCCGGCATTTCAAGTAGCGCGAGACTGGACACACCATCTCACTCAGGTGAAATGGTGCTGTGGAGGAGTGTGGACAGGTAAACCATCCAAATAAGCAGACTGAAGCCCATAATCTTTCAAGTAGATCTTGTTTGTCGCACTTGAAGAATAGTGGTCGCCGAAACCACAGCTTGCAAAGTCGGAGTCCATTTGAAGGATCTCCAGATCAGTTAGACCATACCGGGCGTAGACTTCTCCTGAATTGACGAAGAACTCTGCGTCAGTGTCATAACTGACCAACTTGTAAGCTAGTTGAGCATCTGTTGCTTGTTGCACTCTCTCTTGGAGCTTCGATCCTACTCCATTGTCCTGACCCCCTTCACAGTTCCTCTTCAAACTATCAATAAGAAGAGTGTGGGCACGAGGGTACGCTCCTTGCAGGAGCGATTTTTGCTGGCGATTGACTCTAGATTCCATAGACTCTCCCTTAAAACCAATGAAATCACCTTTAGCGGTGCCACTCATCCTCAGAAGAACTCCGAGGTTGAGTAGTGCGCGTATTTTGTGGTTTTCATCATATACAGGTGAGTGTTTCAGAAACTGAATTTCATGCCAGTCGGAGCAATCATCACAAGTGACGATATACCCAGCTTCAGCAGCTGCGCGAATAACGTCGTCCTTGCAATTGATTTCCATCTGCGAAACGGAAAGGCCAATAAGCTGGCACGCAAGGTTGTTGATTGCTGTGGTGATGGTTGAGCCACTGTACAAACGTGGTCCCTTAGGCTTCATGGTGACCTTTCGTTTTTTGTTGTACAAATCAACCACTGTGATTGGTTGTTCACATTGATTGACTAAACGTCGAGCATCACTTCTCAGACGTTTTGGGTGGATGCTCACGTAAGCATCAAAAAGAGACGAGGTGTGGGACGCATCACAAGAGGAAATGTCCACGTTAAAACGTAGAACATTCCCACTCTTGGTGCGCACCGCTAAACATGAGTCGTCAGAAAAATAAACAAAAACAAATCGGCCGGGAGGGTTGATAAGTCGCTCAAAGACATCCACCAAAGCTTCGGCGGATGGCTCTTTGCAAAACTCGATAGTTCCACCATTGATTGCGATCGGCTGACCAAACATTGCCTGTTTCAATATTCCTGCTATTCTGAATCCCTGTAGCGAAGCTGGACATCCGAGATCCCCTATACAACGAATGGTTTTGTCAGGTTTGGCAACTTCAAAGATCTTAACTTTATAAAGTGCATACTTCCCTGGCAAATTCCATATATCATCATACAAAAGTCCGTTGTCCATTATTTCGTTCCATGACTGGATACGTAATAGCCTCTTAACATGAGTGTCGCCATAATGTAGACGGGCTTCCTCAAGTGCATTAGTAAATTCATTGAAATAATCCTCATATTCGTTCCTCAATCGGTCAATGAAACCGGTATTCTTCTTGATGAACGTGTGCTGCTTGTTTTGGAAGTGTTCCTCAGCCCCCACAAGCATAGGGAGACGAGATTTGGTCATGCGTGTCACGCCAGCAGAGAGATTAGTGGTCTCTCTACCGTATATTTGACCAGTGTGTGGTGCACAAGGACCTGCCCGAGTCAAGTAGCTGTTATCCTTTTTAACTGCTATCTTTTCCCAGATTGTAGGTAGCGGAAACGAAATCCGCCCTTCCTCGTTGAAGTATTGTTTACCACGCTGAATCAGGAAATCGCCGTTGCAACGATACTCAGTACTTCTAATATCGTCGCATGTGCTAACCCCGAGACAGTAGGGCTCCCTCGTGGTGACTCTGTCTTTGAAGGAACCCTCGACCGAAAAGACTGCTCGATCTTTCCAGGTGTGGACGTTTTATGACCATAAGTGGTGACGTCGTGATGATGATTGTGTGCAGTGTGCTTGTCCCTCCCAAAAACACTACTGTGATAGGGTGCATCAATCAAACCCCCGGCCCCGTCTTCGACGTTTGGCATAGCAGACCTTCGTTCCAACCCAATCACAATCATCTGATTCATAATGTGCTTCTCTGTATTGATACGCACAAGTGGCCTCAAATTCATCACCCCTAACAGAGGATGTTGAGCCATATACTGTGTAAGAAAACCAACTGCAGTGTCCAAAAGGACAGCTGAGGTGTTATCTTTCATTATACGGCCGCGTGTGAATTGAGGTGTACTGAGAAAATGAGCAGCGATGTTGTGATAAACCTCTTGTTCAGAGGAATGGGTGAAGCAGGTTTTGAATGCATGAAAATTCTCTCGTGTTGTATTAGCAGCGAAGGTCCTCTCCCAGGCCCAACGAGCTGCCACTCGAGTTTTCACATCCGCCACCTTCTCTTCACTAAGGATTCCGGGTCCGTCGTTGACGGGTAAAACTTTCTCAATCGCGCCGAGGAAAGTATGCTCAGCGAACCAGTGTTTCACGAGTGTCATCCGAGAGAAATCGTGTCCAGCTGTTGCTTGTTGTGAGAATACGTAGACCATACTCGTCTCGAGCATGAAGGATGTGTTGTCGCTAACACCTCCATAAAGGCCTTCCTCCCATGATTCGGGAAGTTTAACTAAGGAATGTTCGGTTTGCTTGACGACAGGAGCCATCGCTCCTTCTCCCATTTCTGGGGTCGGGTGAAAAATAGTCTCACAAACACGGGTGTCCTCAAACACCTCATCGACAGGTTCCGCGCCTACAATAGGAGTGCAACCTGAAGATCTTCCACTAGATAGTGGGCGATTGGGTGGTGGATCGCGAACAGACCTTCCTTCTGATTCGCTCCACGTATAACTCTCTTTCTTCTCCTCCCCAGGAGAGTGAGGTTCTGAAGGAAGATCGTTGCAGCCTTTGCTACGTTCTTCCTCATCCCACCACGATGGCGACCAGCGGACGTTCCCCTGGTCATCAAGACGTGCGACTCCAGCAAAAAGTTCCTTCGGTCCTAGTCTTGCAAAGGCAGTCATGGTGGGGTTGGGTGTGAAGCATTTCAACTTCATCACAGGTCCCGTGGATCCCGCGCTCTCTCCCTTGCGCGGTGGGAGGGCGGGTTTCTCAGGCTCTGTTTTCGTCTCCGTCGCAGGCGAGACGATGGTTGCTGTTTTATCCACTACAGCAGTGGTTTCCACAATCGGCTGTGGCACATGAGAGGTAACACTCTGGTTGTCGAAATTATCCAGAGTGACAAAGGAGGGTTCTTGCAGCGTAGCAATTTCTTCCTCCATATGTTTAACCTCGTCGTCCCACTCAGCACCAGGTGGTCCAAAGATAGCTGATGACTGCTTAGAAATATCTAGCAGTGCCTTAGCAATTTCAGGTTTAGTAGCATTTGGGTGTCGTGCTAAATAATCACTGAAACTATCAGTTTCCATGTTCAACCTAGTGCCTTGAATGACGTGTCCATGACACGCCATATCTAAGCAGGCGGCTCCATCATTGCAGTGATGCCAACGAGGCTTCTTCTCTTCATGTGGGGTGACTTTGTCACCACTAGGTTTCACGGCACCCTCGACTTTGGTCGGACCATCGGGGTTCGTCGGGCCTTTACCCTCATTCTTAATACGAGAAGCATAACCTGAACGGTTATGCAAGCTGTGGTGTGTGTGTCCTCCTTTGATTTCACAGTCCACTCCAGCTGAACACTCCTTGCATTGAAGCTCGTTGTGTTCTCCCTTATACTTATTATTTTTATTTATACGCTTATCGACAGACACTATTGGTGATGGTGATACTAATGTAGGATGTGATATGAAAATTCCCTGGTTAGGGGAATTGGTATTTTCTCGGCGCGAGTTTTGTGCAAGTAGCTCTGAGCTACTGCGATCGCAACCGGGTACAGGTCCGCCCTTATACCCAGCCGCCTGCTCCCCCTTACAGGGCTTCAACGTGGTGTGTTCATTACTCACACCAGACTGTTTTTCAACAAGTCCTTTTACGTGTCCACCCTTTCTCGGTTTCACAGTTGACATTTCGAGTGTGCCTCTCGACAGTTCGTTGGGAGACGAATGGTTCATACATGACCATTGCTCTTACTATACTGTTCGTAGGACTTACGTTTCTATCATAATCGCCCACCAGTCCTCGGAGACTGGTACCAGGTTAACCCCGGCTACGCCACCCACGGATGGGTGTTTTCCAGATAGGATAATATTTTTATGGGTTAAAATATAGCTGTTAGGAATAGATTGTGATAGATAAAAATAGTATTAAAAATTCATGTACAAATCAAAAATAAATAAAAATAAATAAAAATAAGGAAAATGTTAGTACACGAGAGGCCAAAGGCCAATAATAATTTAATACTTCGTCAGTGGGTCGGACTTCTACCGATATTATTCATAGTTTCTTTACTGATTTAACACAGCACGTCGATACGTTGTTCGCATTAGTTGGTGTACGGGTTGCCATCCCGTGTCCAGCTCTAGTGCGACTATACTTAATAGTTAATATATACACATAAATAAAATAAAAACAACTCATGGTCAGAAACGTCTGACCACCATTGCATTTGGGGTGGGGGGTGGAACGTCAATAAACAATTCCGCTGCATCCTTCATATTCTCCGCCTCTTGTCGCTTATGTGCTTCAGCGATGGAGACTCTTTCCTCAGCGAGAGGTGGTAAGGCGATCTGAACCATGGGTTTGTACAACATAACGTCATATGTCACCCATAACTCACCTGCAACATATGTACTGGCCGCCCCTGTGCTACACACGGTGGTGTAGCCCAGGGTATTAAGGCGTAAGTCTGAGACTGCAATCTCATTGACTCCAGTATATAGAGGTTGGTTGGGAGTTTGGTTTGGATCACACTCGACAGGGTGAAGCATATTCTCACTAGGCTTGCTGGAAGTAGCGAAAAGTGCGTTGTTTGCCTGCTGTTTATTAAACACAGGAGTGTCGAGTACATCGTATTGTGTGAGGATAGTAATAGATCCCATTCCTGGTGAGCCAGCAACACCAAGCGCGTTAGCTGTCAGGCTCCGGAACCCGAAAGTCAGTCCAAGGAATTTGAACTGTTCGAAGTTAACCGCGAGTTTAGACAACCACGGGAAGGTGGTGGCATTCACAGGATTGAGGAGGTAATATGAGGTGGTGAACGCATTGGTCATACTGACGTCTCCAATGTACTCCCGTTTACGGACTCTACAGTTTCCGTCTTCGGTGTGCATCATTGGGATTTGAGCGGCCATGGGGGTCACGAAGCCAACAGTGGTGTTATTGGCAACCTCATAATTAACAGGAGCGGCTTGATAGTCGCCCCAGCCAAAAAGGTTGCCAAGAATTTCACCAGCTGAAGAGCCTATGATACCACCTTCAACTCCATAGGTAGCGCTACCTATAGCTGAACCGAGGCTTTTGAGTAAACCTTTGTTTTTGTGTGTCTTGGTGGATTTGGTGGTGGGGAGAGGTGTTCCCATACGTATGGGAGCACGGGGTTGCTTTCTTTGTTTGGCCTTAAGCATTCGGCCTTGTTGTTTGGTGTTTTTGTTAGGGACTTAATATAAAACTGGGCTCCAAGTCATGGATTCCCAGAGTGGTGGAAGTGATGTGCTGCTAAAAAGCAACCAGATGTGGATATTGAGCACAGATTTCAGACTGTGCACCACAACTACAGGTGCTACCTGTAAACTTATAT